TCCACCATGTATTTATATAGCTTTTTAATGCTTCTGGGCCTTTATCTATGTAAATAAGTTTATCTTTTCCTACTTGATAAAAGTTATCTACTTCAGTTCTTTCATTATCACTATGTCCATATATAACTAAAACGGTAAAGTTTTCTTGAGCCGCTAATCCTTTTAATACTATTTTTTGACCCATTGACATAGGTTCATTGTGATGCTTCCACTCGCCTACCAAAAATTTTTTACCGTCTTTACATATAACCATATCTAGGTTTGTTGGCAATATATTTTTACCTGGGATCATTCCAGATAAAAAGCCAAAGTCTATAAACTTGGCATTACTATTGCGCATCCCTAGCGTCATACGCAGATGATCGTATCCTTAGATACAGTACAAACAGTTACAGTACCGTCTGGAGCAATAATAGTTTGACCAAAAGACTGTTCAGTCCAAATAATAGCTAATGCAGCTAATATAGTTACGACTATCCAATATATTTTACTCATCATCAAACCTCTGTAGTTGAGCTTCAATTTCAGGCGGGTTTACAACTTCTTGATCCCTTAAAACTGAAATAAGTTTATTTTTGAACCATTCAGACTTTGCCAAGTCTTCTTCTACATTACCTTTAAATGGGTAACGTAAGTCATATTTCATCTTACTACCTTTAAGGTATCCAACAAACTCTTCTTTGGTTAAACGACTTTCAATAATATCTATGGTTTCTAAGCCTCCGATATTATAGTGTCTAGGGTGGTTTACGTTATCTGACATACTGCCTCCTATAAATAAAACAACATTGATGACTTCTTACGTGCCTTCATCAAAGACTGTTTATTAGTCAATGGTAATGGCAATTTAACAAGGCCCTGATCTTCTAACATCTTAGCCCTATATCTGGTAATGTGGCATTCATGATATATTTGTTTTCTTATAGCTCCAGGATGAGCTTCCATATATGCCTTTATATCTTCGGCTTTTTTTCTATCATCTAGTACTGTATACATCATAACCTCGTTTGTTCAAAACATTCTAAATGACTTTTAGCAAATATATTAGGTCTTATTTCTTCGTATAATTCACCTTGAATACATTTTAAATTCATGTGGTATTTTTTTGTAGTACTGTTATATGTCATAACTGACCATGTAATTAAAGCTCCAATAATAGCGCCTACAAGTAAATAACCATTACCTTCGTATTTAGAGACCATTATTAGCCTCCACTAAACGCTTTGAGTCGTACTTATTCATTGCTTTGTACTCTTCAAATTTATCGCCTCTAAACAATGGTGTTATTTTAATATGATGAGTTGACCCTTTTAAGTCATTAAGATATGAAAGTTCTTTTGGATGGAATGACCACAAGTAAGACTTTTTAAGCTCACCTGTTTTAATATCAAATTCTTCATACAAGTATCCTGCCGGCTCTTTTTTCATAATGACCTCAATAAAATATATGGTTACCTATTGCCACTTTAACTGGTTTATTATTAGCCCATGTAGGTTTAATATCTTTTCTATGAAAATATATTGCTCCTTTTGTGGGATCTTTTACTTTTTTATGAAGCACATTATACGCCATGTTTAAATAAGGTTGCAACTGAAATTTTGATGCCAGCTCAACATTCCCTATAAAAGAAAATTGTTTTGGCTTATGTAGTTCGTTACATACGTTTTTAGTACTTTGCGCTCTATTAAGCAATACGTACATGACGGCCGTTTGACCAGAAGTAGGCTCGCCTCGGCTTTCATGGTAAGCTGCCAGGGCAAGGCAAAATGCTGCTGTTTCTATTCCCATTATGAGTCTCCTTTTAAAGCATAATACTCATCATGACCAAACTTATGAATGAGCATATTTTCTATATGGTGTCTATCATATCCGGATAATATAAGACATATATCAGCTACAGAATTTTTTTCCTTCATAAGCCAATTGTAAGACACCTTCCTATTATGCGTATTAGTACCGCATATCTCTGTTATGGCCTGGATCATTACGGCCATTAATAATTTACCTTCCGGTGTTAGTATAAGTTCTGATCTTAGTGACTCCTTTACCTCTATCATTTGCTTACTTTCTTTTAATGTTTTTACTGATAGCGAAAACTCACTTTATAGCCGATAATGAAATGGCAATATTGCATTAATTAACCGAGGATAATATTATGTGGACAACTCCAGCAGCTACAGAAATGCGTTTTGGCTTTGAAGTCACAATGTACGTAATGAACAAGTAATTGTTTATAGTGTTATGGGGATGCTCCTAAAAAGGAACATCCTCATCTGCACCTTCAACCGCAGGGCCACTTGCAACATATTCACCTTTAAGTGCTACTTTGCCTGTGTAAAGTGGTTTCTTAGATCCTTCCTCAACCTCATTCTTAAATACTGCAGCAGTATATTCTTTACCATCTACATTAATACTAAATGAAATATACTTACTTCCTGTTTTACTTTCACGTAACCATCCAGCAATTCTATTACTGTTATCATACTCGGCCATACTTTACTCCTTATTAAAAATTGGTTTCTTAGTCCAGCGTTTAGGCTCTATGTCATCTTCAACATATTTCATAAACTCTAGCGCTAATGGCGTATACCATTCAAGCCAGGCTTTACTTCTATTTACTATTTGTAATTTTGTTTCATTTGGTGTCCATATATAAAAATATGCCTTAGGTAAATTACATACTTCCATTTGCATTTGCATTTGAAAGTAATAACGCTCAGGGATCTCTTTATATACCTCTTGAGAATAAGGACATTTTATCTCAATAACAAGACCATTATAATATCCATCTGCGCTTGCACCAAAAGGTAATTTATCATGTAATACAAATTTATTACCAGGCTCTACAATATCATCCAGTTCTTTTTCTAATGCAGATATTGCGATAGGCTCATGAATATTTCCATACTCAGTCATATCATTGCCTTCAAATGGCGGCTCACGTAAAGTCATTTGACGCCATAACTTTTGCCTCTCATATACGGCCGACCAGGCAATGCTGGCGGTAATAACGTTATGACGTCTATTATCTTTTAAATGACTCATGCAGACTTCTTAAGCTCATTAGCAAACTCACGTAGTTTTTCTTGTACACCTGGGCCTAAAGCAAAGAATGCTTTTTTAAGTTCACCATTTTTAGATGCCTCTGTTAATACATTTTTAGCATCTTCAATTTGAGCTTCAGTCACATTTTCAATAACTGGGTTGTTTTGTTGATGGATAGCATTAACTACCTCATTAGCAGATGCAAACTCAGTACCTCCAAGACCTAAAGCTGCAAGACATCTTCCAATTGCACTTGTCTCACAATTTTCTACATAAGATGTACCATTGATCTGTGATGCTTTTCTAAACTCTTGAGCATGTCCAGTAGCAAATGTTTTAATAGTACCATCATCTTGATGTACACCTGCATATGCTTTAACAATACATTGCTCATCATCAATTTTAATAATATCAGTTGTTAAAAAGTAGTTAGGATATTGCTCTCTAAATTCTTGTACTCTAAGTGCAACGGTTTTATATTCCTTACCTCTAATGTTTACTACGCCTTGTTTAGTCATGCTTACTCTCCTGTAATTCTTTTAATTGTAATTCTCTAATGTAATGTTCTTTTTGATCTGCTTTGTCATTTGAGTCACGTAGATCTTCATTCATTAGTTGTAGTTGTTCAATAATTTTATCTAGTTCATCCATATATAACCTCCGTAAATTAATATGAGTAGTAACACTAACACAATAAACCTATTTGATGCAACATCTTCACTTTCAAAACTTTCACCGGCTTGATAATTAACACCATAACGCTCTCTATAAGTCCTGGGAGTTTTAAAGTCCCATTGGTTATACCAAGTGTAATGTTTATCTTTATTCCATTGAAAGTTATCCATCATGCTTCTCCTGCTGATCTAATTGATATTGCTCTTCAAGTTCTTTCTGTCTCCAGAATTCTTGTTGATCTAAATACTCATCATAGTCTAACCATCTTTCGTCCATTATTCACCTCCTTTGATATTTTGAATATCATTCTCAAAGTCAGCAAATATCTCATCTATAGTTAAAGTTCTATGAGGGCCTGTTCTATTAAAAAAGTTTTCAAATACATTTGGGTTGTTATTTGCCCATTCACCACATTTTGGTACTGGTTTTAAGTTAGGTAGTTTTTTGTTTGTATCCATTATTCTCTCCTTGTTAATAAATACTACAAACGAATGGTGATCTTATTGAAATAAAATGTCAAGCAATTTAGCAAAATATTTTTCTTGCTCTATTTTTTTGCTAGCAGTATACTACCGACCTATGGATGATACAGTTGAATTTTGTACGAAAGGACGTGTATTATACCATATTTCAATGTGTTACGCTTAAGGAGAGTTTATGAAAATAAGAAACTGGAGTAAATATCAGCATTACCATGACAGATGTCCGCCATGGATAAAAGTACATAGATCGTTATTAGATGACTTTGAATGGCATAATTTAGATCCATTATCCGCAAAAATGCTTATTAATTTATGGTTGTTGGCCGCAGAGGATATTGATGGTAATTTACCATCCGTGGACACTATGGCTTTTAGACTTAGAATTGAAAAGCCTTTATTAAACAAGTGTTTATCTTCACTCACACCATGGTTAGAAGAGCTAGATAGCAACGTGCTAGCAAACATGGAGCAAAGTGGGGGTACAGAGACAGAGACAGAGACAGAGACAGATCTTGTGGAGCAAGTTTCTATAGAAGAAACTTTCGATAGGTTTTGGAAGTTATATCCGTCTATAAGAAAAGTAGCTAAACAAAAATGCTTTGAACGCTGGAAGGCTAAAAAGTATTATAAGATCGCTGATCAAATTATTGGTCATGTAGAAGCAATGAAACAAAGTAAGCAATGGAAGGATGGGTACTCGCCAGCCCCAATAACTTACATTCAGCAGATGCGTTGGTTGGATGATATTGAGGTTGAACGTAAGCCATGGGAAGGTGGTATATGAATATCAATGACGCAATGAGTAAGCTGACGGTTAGTCAGCAAGAGGTAAATAACTTTTACAATGGAGAAACTTATGGTAACGAATTTAAAATTAAAAGTGCAGATATTTTTATTGATGATCTGCTTAAATACTACTCTACTGAAGTACACGCTGGCAAGACGTTACCGTGGGCTAAAACGTATGATAAATTCCATGTTCGGCCAGGGGAGGTAACTTTAGTCACCGGACCTAGCGGCCACGGCAAGTCAATGTGGCTTTCACAAGTAATACTGCATTTAATGAAAAGCTCAATATGTTTAGTAAGCAGCCTTGAGATGAGGCCGGTACTCACTATGGCTCGCATGGTGGCTCAGGCGTTAGGATCACAAGAGCCTACAGATGAATACGTCACTCGGTTTTGTGAGCGTGCAGCTAGTAAGCTGTATATCTACGATCAAACTGGAGTCACTACATCTGAAGATATGATAGCCACATTGTATTGGGGCAAGCACGTCCTCGGAGTGGAGGTATATGTAATTGACTCATTGATGAAGATGGCTGATATTGCTGAAGACAATTACAATGCTCAAAAACTTTTTGCTGATAGACTTGCAGTCGTCTGTAGGGATCTTAACATACATATTTTTTTAGTAGCACATACTAGAAAATTATCGGACGAAGAACAGATACCAGACGCAACGGACATCATGGGCAGCTCGCATCTGCGCAACCTGAGCGATAATATCTTATGCTGCTGGCGCAACAGATACAAAGAACGTTTAAAAGATGAAGGCAAGACACCGGATGATGAACTGAAGGGTATACCAGATGCAAAGATATTCGTCCAGAAGCAGCGTAATTTTCAGTTTGAGGGGTCATTTAATTTCTGGTATGATCCAAAAGGTTTACGTTATAAGGAGAGTCCATGAAAACAGCAAATGAGTTCTTAAAAGAAATACAAAAAGTATTTGGTCAAGTAGAGTACAAAGCTACTACAAATGATGGTAAAGTATTTAAAAGCAAAGGATGGGAGAGTAAATATGACAAAGAGAATGACAGTAAGCGAAGTGAATTTCCAAGAGTTTATAAGTCTAATGCAAGATGAAATAAAAGCTAACGGACATGTTGATGTTAAGTTTTCTGATAAAGGTAAAAAGTTAAGATCAAACTCACAGAATGATAAGTACTGGGCCATGTTAAAAGAGTTAGGCGACTATCTCGGATACCATGACTATGAACTACATGAGCTTCTTACTTTCCAAAACTTAGCTGAAACTAAAGTAGTTGCTGGACGTCCTGTCACGCACGTTCGATCTACAACGGATCTGGATACTCACGAATTTTCTGATTATCTTGAGCAAGTAAGACGTTTTGCTATTGAGTACGGTTTTAGGTTTCCAAGTGATATATCGCAACACTAAACTTTTAAAAATTTTAAGAGACATTCCATGTCAGTCATGCGGTGCAAGTGACGGTACTGTAGTGGCTGCACATAGGAATGAGGGAAAGGGCATGGGTCTCAAAAATTCGGATGCGCTTACCTGTAGTCTATGTTATCATTGTCACTATGAATTAGATGCTGGTAATAAACTTACCAAGGATCAAAAGCGTGATATGTGGAATAGAGCATACGTAAATACTATGCAATATCTTTGGGAACATGACATGATAGGAATTAAATAATGGGTAAAGGATCAGCGCCAAGGCCATATAGTGTAGACCAGGATACGTTTAGCAATAATTGGGATACAATATTTAAAAAGGAAAAGAATAGTGATGATGTATCACCTCATGCTTATGAATATGAACTTAATAAGTCTACAGGTGAAGTAGAAAAAACTTTTAAACAAGGTATCTTTAAACCAAACCAAGGACAATTTAATGGCAATGTCACCGACACAAGTAGCATTAGCAAAGATGAAGAAGGAAAATTATCCTCTGGTGCAGATAGTTGAAACATTTAACTTCCACGCAGGCGTACGCAAAGACCTCTTTACGTTTATTGACATCCTTGCAATAACTGAAGAAGGCCAAGTGGTAGCGGTCCAGGTTACTTCTAAAAGCAATATGGGTGCAAGAATAAAAAAAATAACTGATAGTGAAGCTGTTAAATATGTACGTAAAGCAGGGTGGAAAATATTTGTATGGGGTACATATAAACAAAATAACAGGTGGCATGTTAAGGAAGTTGATGTCTCATGAAAGTAACAGCGATACAAACAAAAGCATATCGCATGAAGGATATGTTGTTAGATGTAATAAATGAAGACGAGGTTATTACATGCAAAGAAATAGCTAGACGTGTAGGCCTTAAGTTTAACGATATTAAATTTGTAGTAATTAAACTTGTAGAATGGGAATTGTTATGTGAGAAAAGAGGAGGCAAGTATCTTTTCTATCATAAACCTAAAAAACATTATCTGCAGGAGCTTTATCATCCAATGCCAAACTTTAAAATATTAAGTGTTTATAGACATACCGCAGATCAAGATAAACATAGTGTAAGAAACCCATATAGAGGCATTCAGTCTTTTAATGCTAGTATCCTAGGAATTCAACATGATCCGTATTGATAGACTTATGCAAATACTAGATGATTGGGCCTTATGGATGAAGTCGGATAATCACCGCCTGGGTTATCCATCTAAGTCAATTGGTCTCTCGTCAGGGGGCGAGTCAACGGTAGACTCGTTTGATGAGATGATAGATATTCAAGACCTTTCTAACGTCCATGTAGTCGACTCTGTTATACACAGCCTTCCTGGTGAGCAGCAAGATGCCATATATCACCGCTATTTACATTCTAAAAAGCCTTTGGCCTATGAATACAAACTAGATCTGGCAATGGACAACCTTTTAACCATAGTATCAAAAAGAATTAATGCCTAGCATCTTGACAAAACGCATTTCCGTGGTAAAATATCACGCAATGGGATAATTACGCCCATAAACTCCGTAACTCTCCTTAAACCCTATCTTAACCGGTAGGGTTTTTTATTTTATGCGTCCCAAAATTTGCAGTACATGCGGCCAGCCGTATGATGACACCGGCTATGAACAATGTCCAGAGTGTCAATATGATCACACGTTTATAAGGATACCTAATGAAGAAGCCAACCACAAAAGCAGGAAAGACAAAGAAAGTATCAAAAGTCATGAAAGAGTGGAAAGCAGGAACTCTTCACTCAGGAAAAAAAGGCCCAGTAGTTAAGTCAAAAAAACAAGCCGTAGCTATCGCACTCAGCGAGGCCGGTATGTCTAAAAAGAAAGGTAAATAATTATGCCAATGGTCGGAATGAAAAAGTTTGCTTACACAGAAAAAGGTAAGAAAGAAGCTAAGTCTTACGCTAAAAAAACAGGTAAAGCTATGGCAGCTAAGCCTATGAAAAAGGCAGCTAAACGTGGCAAATAAGCCAGGTCTATACGCTAACATTGCAGCCAAGAAAGCTAGAATCAAGGCTGGCTCAGGCGAAAAGATGCGCAAAGTAGGATCTAAAGGCGCACCGACTGCCAAAGCATTCAAAGAGTCAGCAAAAACAGCTAAAAAGAAATGATCAAAAAAGGTAAAGAAACATTCTCAGGTTATAATAAACCTAAGAGAACTCCGAGTCATCCTACTAAGTCACATGCAGTATTGGCTAAAGAGGGTGACACAGAGAAACTTATACGTTTTGGACAAAAAGGTGTAAGTGGCGATAAAACAAATACAGATAGAGCCAAGTCATTTAAAGCAAGGCACGCTAAAAACATTGCAAAAGGAAAAATGTCCGCAGCATATTGGGCTAACAAAGTTAAGTGGTAAAGCTAGATATATATGTAGGATATGATGGCAAGGTAGAACCAATTGCTTATCATAACTTTTGCCAGTCAGTTATAGAGAAGTCATCTATACCGGTAAGTTTTACACCATTAGCATTAAATACCCTTAAAGACTACGAAGAAACACATAAAGACGGTAGTAACGCATTTATCTACTCACGCTTTCTAGTGCCATATCTAAATAACTTTAAAGGTATCGCACTATTTGTAGATGGCGATATGATATGCCGAACAGATATTGCACAGATCCTAGCAAACTTCGACAATGACGAAGCAGTTAAAGTTGTAAAGCATAACTACACAACAAAGCATCCAGTTAAATACTTAGGTGCAAAGAACGAAGACTATCCTAAAAAGAATTGGTCTAGCGTCATACTATGGAATTGTGGACATTGGCTAAACAAACAGCTAACGCCTAAGTTCATACAAGAAAAAACAGGACAATACCTTCATAGGTTCGAGTGGTTAAAATACCCTGAAGAGCAAGTAGGTAAGCTAGATGAAACATGGAACTGGCTAGAAACAGAATACGAATATAACGAGGATGCTAAGTTAGTGCATCACACATTAGGTACACCATGCTTTAAAGACTATCAGAATACAGACTATAGTCAAGAATGGTGGGAAACATATCAACGGATGATCTATCCACTTAAAGGTAAAAACAAGGAAAGCGAGCTATAACATGGCAGATCTAGCTAAACAATTAAGACAATTACAAGACGCCCAAAGACTAAGAGAATTGGCTAACCAATATGGTTACGGCCAAGTATCAGACCAAGATCTTAACGCATTAAGACAGGCATTGCCACAATTAGCAGGTCAAGCTATGGGACAGTTACCTCCAGCACAAATGCCTCAATATATGCCACCAAC